ATTACATGGGAACCAGAGTAGTCGTAAACCGTAACCGCAAAGCTACCAGTGTTTCGAATCAAAGCATCCTGACCAACAGACGTTTGATTTGCCGGAGGCATATACAGGCCATATGCAGCAGATGGAGAACTAACCTGCATAATCCGAGCGGCAACACTGTCTGTAACGCTGCCATTGATGGGCCATTCCAACTGCGTGTTAGCAGCCAGAGTGATTGAGCGGAACGATACGTCCGTAGGCTGGATTACTTGTCCAGTAAAAGGTGATGTAAAACTCATTATGAATCCCTTGCAATTGCTTGCCTGTCAGCCAGCCGGTTAAGATTTTCGGTTTGCAAAACCGCAATGATCTTGTCGTACTGCGCTTGCCACATTGGTATGCGCTCGTCGTTTTTGAGGAATGGCATTGCTTGCAACAAAGATCCGTACAGCAGAGCTTGCGGAGCGTACTGGGTAAACCAGTTGCTTTGGTTGGACGAGTCAAGCGGTTGGTTGCGCTCGTAGTACAAGACCTCGTAGCTGTATGCAACCGCTGGGGTGGGTGCCACCAACCAGTGTTCGTAATCGTAATCGCAGAAGTACAGTGGAACGTCCGTTGAACTGGCGTTAGGCCAATACTCGCGCAGGTATTCGTAAGTTCGCAGAAGAACGGGCTGGCGCTTGCTTGAAACGGTCACATTCATGGATACCGTCTTGCGCCAACGGGCAGGCTTTGCAATCGTGGCCTCTCCCAAAACCATGTTGCTGCCCACGACCACCAAGTTGCCAAGGAATTTAATTTCGGATGCAATGATCTGCTCGGCCAGCATGATGAACTGAGGAATTTTTGCCAGCGTGGTGGCGTCCGTCCGCTCCAAATAAGACTGAATGTCTTCTACAAGGGAGTCATACGTCATTACCGAAGCGGTCGTCATACATTCCTCTCAAATCAGTCCTTATTACCCTTGATTGTAAGGGCGGGTGCCCTGTTTGTCGATAATCAAAACCTGACCACGAGGCTTGCCTTTGGGGTCGTTTGGCACCGAAATATGCGTCCAGCGGTCAAACTCACGAATTAGCTGATCAAAGGGCAGCTTTGCAGCCATCACCGCCTTGACTACACCGTCGGGGGCCACGCCGGGTACACGAATGTCAGCAGCACAACCGACCCGATGCTGAGAAGTGTCTTTACTGCCCACTGCATCATTTACTTGTTTGCTCCGAAATGCGCTATTGACCATGATCGGTACGCCACCCAAAACGCTTTTAACTTGTTCCAAAAGGACAGCCAAGCGCTTGAGATTTTCTGTTTCAGTAGGGTTAGGTTCATTTTTAAATTCTCGGTGATCGGTAACGATTAATTCTTCCAACGTGAAATTAGGTGTCAAGTTCATTTAGAACCCCTCATTTTTTCGTATTGGTCGATGCAGGCGTTAAGGTTACGGATGGCTTGATCTCCTCGGCTGGTGAGATCGACAAGAGCTTGAGCAACTCCTGAGTCAAGCTCGGCTCTTGTTTCTGTATTTCCACTGGCAACGGTGGTATCTGCGGGGGTATGTACTGGGCAGGCGGGGGCTTTGACAGGAATGAACAGCTTGCGCTCACCATTGGCAATATCAGAACGCAGCTTAGTTTCTTTAGCTTTTGCAACATCGTTGGATTTCCTTAAAGTTTCGGCATACGTTTGGGCAACTTCACCCATACGCTGTTCTGCTTCCCGTGCTTGCTGGTTTAAACGGGCAATTTCAATTTGCTGACGCGCATACTCACTTTGCTTGCCACTGTAATATCCTGCGCTAAAACTACCTAGCAACGCCAACACAATGCCAAGGATTACCCAAGGGTTAAATAGGCTTAACATCATCGGTTTTCATCATAGCGGCAGTCTTATCTTTGCTCGACTTGCTTGATCCATAAAAGAACGAAATGATGGTGGCGACTGCTGTTCCCAACAGAAAGCCCAAAATGATATTGGCGAAGTCCCTACCGCCTATTGGCAGTTGGAAAAACGTCACGCAGAAAAAGTAAATAACCGAGGTTACTGACCAGAACCAAGCAAAGTAATAGATGAAATGCTTGGCAGTTTTGTCATCGGGGCTTATGGCTGTAACTTCAAACATAATTTAGTCCTTTCCTGTCAGGGTTTTGATGGGTTTGCTGACTATGGTTTTTTCTTCAAGGATTGCAATGTGCATCCTATTCTCAGCAATCTGGTCACGATTACGTTGGATTTCTTTCTCTAAATCTTGGCGTAACTTTTCCCGTGCAAGTTCTGCTCCAGTGTTTGATGCCTGCTTGTTGTCTGATGTAACAACGAGCGAAATTTTGCTGTTGAGGATGGTGACCTCATGCGCCAAGTTTGACAAGGCGCTCATCAAGTAGACGACGCAAGAAAATAACAGAGGAAGAAGAGCGAACGTAATCTTCTCAATGAGTTGACTTTTTGCTTCCATGCTATGAATTTTTTCCTCGCTCATAGTCCAAGCACCTTCTTGACAAATTCGGCGGCAACGCCGGGGCCAAGCAAAACTGCAACAATCACCGCATAAAGCAGATACTCTATTTTGGTCATTCGGATGCTGCCAATATCTAGCGACTTAGAGATACTGTTGTATCTTTCAGCGCAGACAGCCTCGTGAACGGCTAAACGAGTTTCAACCTGAGAATCATCCATTTTTTTCTTCTTCTGGCGCAACTTCAACAACCGCCGAAGTGGCGACTTGCTCCTTGGCTTCGTTTTGTACGGACTCAATTAGCTGGTAAACCTCTTGGTAAGGGCGAGAACCCAAGTAACCGAGAACAGCGTTTACAGTTTGAACGGACAAAAATAGTTTTTCCATGATGCTTCCTATTTAGGGTTTAGGATATTTAGCTTTTACCGCCAAGCAGTCAGCTATGTACTTGTCAATCTGTGCCTGATCACCCTTTACAACGCCGTCAAGGTAGTCGGTCATTGGTGGGTATTCTTTACGGCGCTTTTGCGCGTAAGTTAGGCTTGCCTCAGCGGCAGCTTGTGCGGCGGCAACTTTAGCGGCGGCAGCTTCCCGCTCTGGTCGAGCCAACTCAACAATTGAGTCAAAACCAGTTGCAGTAGAAGTAGAACTCTTGCGCTCTACCAACCAAACAGGGGCGCGGCTTTGGATTTCTGCAACAAGCGCATCACCCGTCAAAAATGCACCCTCAACGATTGGCACGTCGATTGCGTAGGTTGCAATGTCTGTTCCAAAATTACTGTAAGTTACTTGAATTTGCCCAATTGTTGCATCCGCAGAAATAATACGATAGTCCATTACGTTTGACCTCCACCAGTTGTGCCGCCAGTAATACCAGCGCCAGCGTTAACAAAAGATTTACCAACTAAACAAGCCCCACCAGCACCAACAGTTCCAGTAAAACCTATACCATCTGGAAAATTGCCCCCCGTAGCTACTGATCCCGAAGACGCCAATGCGCCGCCAGCCCCACCCGTCATGCCAGTAGCCGTTCCGCCTACGTTGGTGGCAGAGCCTCCAGCACCGCCGTTGCCAGCAGAACTACCGCTTCCGGGAGAGCCAGCAGTGCCATTACCAGTGCCTGTACCGCGTGCGCCGCCGCTGCTAGAGTTACCTTGCCCGCCGCCTCCACCGCCGCCGCCGCCAGTTACATATGATGCACTACCGTCAAATGAACTAGCAGCGCCACCACCAGCGCCACCACCGCCACCGCCGCCAGCAACACCGCTGGTGTTAGTCCATGTGATTGCCCTACCAACAGACACCGCAGGGCCTCCAGAAGTTCCGTTTCCGCCCGTGGTATCGCTGCCATTACCCGGATTAGTAGCCCCAGCGCCACCAGTTCCACCAAAACCTATAACAGTACCGTTGTTTATAACAGCAACCGTATCGGCAGCATCCCAAGAGGTGTCTACAGTGAAGGCGTAAGAACCTGCGGAAGCAGAACCAACAACAACAGCATTGTTAATTGTAAAAGTAACATCAGTTTTACCAGACTGGTAACCGCTAACTTTTGCTGTGTTTGCAAGGTAGTTTTGGGTACTGGCGCTGATAGTTATGGTAACGGCAAGCCTTCCAGCGCCCTTAGCCACAAGTAATTGCTGTATTGCGCTCATGTTATGTCAGCCCAGAACCTGTGATAACCCAAGTCGTACTGGTCATCTTGACAGCAGTTGCGACACCATATTGCGCCAAAGTTCGGCTGCCAGTTGTGCCTGTACCGCCTAGATAAAGCGTGTCCGTGGTTATGGAAACTGTGACGTTGTTGGTAGACATATTGATGAATGTCA